TTATTGCGACCTTGTAGTTGAAAGAATATATTTGTTTATTATATATAATTTAGTGTATGAGTCAACAAGAATCATCAGCACAAAATCCAGTGAATAATAATGAATCATCGACACCACCAGCAACAGAGAAAAATAAAAATGAATCGTCGACACCACCAGAAGCAGCAGAGAAAAATGTAAATGATGGGGTTAAACTTCAACCATATAAACCTGAATTGTCTTGGTTATCAGGCGGTAAAGTTCATGATGTATATTATAGGCCTTTTACATTACACGATGGTAGAATTGATGGTAGTGTATGGATTCAAGGAAATGCTATGGCTATTACTACAGAAATAGAGGATGTCCCTGAAGACACTAACAATTCGAAAGTAAAATTGGATATGATACCATATGTTAATGAAGCTAAATCCACTTATCAATTGAATGATTTAAAGCATCGGTTTATATGGCGTCAAGTAAAATTAGCAGATAAAGATGGAAAACAGGAAACATATTATCTCATATATAAAAACTATTATCCTGATTTGAAAATAACAGAAAAGCCTATATATGATTATGATATAACACAAGATTACAAGAAACGTCTTAATGAAGAAAAAAAACAGTCTAGACAACAAAGACGAGAGGCTCCAAAACAAGACACCACGAACCAGCAGGGAACTACACCCACTGTTGGAGGAGCCAGTCTTACTGGAATTATTAAAGACATGTTAGGCAGTAATAAATCAAAACAAACATCACAAAAGGATGGTATTGAGGATATTTTAAGCAGAATTTCAAATGATTTACAGACGGTCACTGATATGGTGAAAAAAGCTAAAGCTAAAGGTGCTTTTCCTGAGGAAAAACCGAAAGAAGAAGAACCTAAAGACGAAGTTGAAATCGACCCAAATACATATGTTTTATGGGCCATTTCATTTAAAAATAATAACGCTGATTTTGTTGAAGTATATGATTTTGTTGTTCATAGTTTAAAAAATAATAATAAATTCATGGATAGTGAAGAATTTGGGGTAAAAATGAATGATAACTTGTTGAAACTTCCAGAAAATGAAGTGAAAGAAGAAGACATCTGGGTGTATAAGCAACGATTGTTATGGGATAAAGCTATATTTGATAACACATTAACTTGGCATGCTATTGGAACTTATATGAAAATGTTGAAAAGTATGTTCGGGGTAAAACTTAATTACATGAAAGTTGTAGAAAAAGATGTGAATGGAAACCCGTTGGCCGTTGAAGATGAAGGAACTCCATACATATTCGTTATAACTACAGATACAAATGAAGGAACCGCAGCTAGAAAAAATATGGTCGAAGATTCAGGATGGGGTTCAACTGTAAAAGAAGGTGTTCAAATAGCAAAAGGTTTCGGTGTTACAGGACTTGCTGCTACAGAACAACAAAGTTTGGATAAAGAGAAAGCAAAACTACACGAACTCATCGACCCAGACGCAGATGAAAATGGTGCTAGTGATGATGAAGATGAAAAACTTACTACTACATACGGTGGTAAAGGCAAATCCCGAAGAAAACATACACGACCAAAATCCAAAACTTTCAAAAGAAGAGCATCGAAAAATTGATTCATTTTTTTAAAATATACATAATTACATATGGAATCATCAAACATGACTATGACACAAACATCACAACAATCAGTAATACCAAATAGTTGGTTCAGCACAAATGAACTGAGAAATATCAACAAACAGGATTTAATAAAGAAACCAACGATGAAACCGAAGAAAAATCCAATACATATGGATTATGTCGACCGTATAGAGGATGTGTTTGAGAAATTCGGATTTGTTTTGAAAAACTATTCTGGAAAAGGGGGACACAATAATGTCTATCAAAATGATAATTTTGTATTGCGAATCACAAAATTATCCCTGAACCAAGAAGACGAGAGCAAATTCGACGAAAACAAACACTTGGATATTGGAGAAAAATATTATGACGAAAAAATATTCTTGAAAGCCGTCAAAAAAAACCTTTGCCCGAACATTTACTTTTTAGGCAACTTGGAAGCAAAGGGTGTTGTTTATCGATATATGATAATGGAAAAATACACATACACACTGAAATCATTCATTCAATTTAGACAACACAAAACCCTTCTTGAAAAATCCAACTATTATGAAGACGAAGAAGCCATATACAAAGACATTGCCGACCAAATCATCGTATTATTAGAAAAAACCATACAAAATAATATTGTGTATTATGATTTGACACCGAACAATATTGTGATGAGATTAACCGAAGAAGGAAGACTACAAGTGAAATTAATTGATTGGGATGCCGATCTTTGTCGCGAAGAGCCTTGGTTAAGAGACTCCGAAAATCGCGACTTGATGAATAAAACGGTTCTATATTTGAGTGTAATGTTGCTCGATTACTTCGTATTAGTCTACTTGAAACGACAAATTTTCAAACACGAGTATCAAATTAGATATAGAGATGATGTGTGGGAATGTCTCAAAGAACTCCTCATGGAGTTCGACTCAAACTTATTCGCTTATATGTTGGTGAATTATTTCTTCAAAGAATTGAATGCGTCATTATATGAAAAAGATAACTTCGAAGAATTACAGTATGAAAAAAGAGTGAAAATCACAACAACTGGTTATTTGACGATGGTAGATAAACTATGGTAAATACGCTTCCTAAATGAACAATGTAGTTTCTTCGTTCATTCGCTTGTTTGAAATACGAATAAAATGAAAGATATTATTGATTTGTAAATTCACATTGAAATATAAATCGTTATGAAATAAATGATGGTGTATGTATCTATTATAAGAACCAAACACAACCAGTATTTTTTTCATTACTAAATCATATTTGTGTCTATATGTGCCATCGTATTCATATATTTTACGTATAATATCGTCGGGTAAGTTATAAAACATATATCTATTATGATATAAAAATATTACTTGTATTCGAAACATCTAATATATATTTGAAAAATTGATGAATTTTGTAGTTAATATATAAGAACCATTCGCTGTTATATATTTGATATGGACTCATTCAATAATCGTAGAGGAAAAGAAAAGAACATTTACAAAGACAGGACTAAATACACATATAATAAAAAACGTGTTCGTCAATACGAAAATCAAATCCAAAAAGAAGGCAACAATAAAAACAAAAAATATAAAGATAAGAACTAATTCTTCAACAACTTAAATAGTCTTCTTCGCCCTTGGTGTTTTGGGTTCTTTAGGAGACTTTTTTGCTTTAGGTTCCTTGGGTTCTTTAGGAGCTCTAGGTTTTCTAGGGACTTTAGGAGCATTAGGGTCTTTAGGAGCTCTGGGTTTTCTAGTCGTTTTTTTCACAGTTTTATTGAAATATTTATCTCTAAATTTCTGGACACATTTAATACGGGCTTTCAGTTTTTGTGTCGATATTTTGTTTGATTTAGGTGGCATTCTATATCATATACATACACAATAATCATACACAATAATATGTGCTAAATATATAGTGTATGAGTAATTCGAAAAAATTAAAAAAACAAATCAAAGAAATTACTAGAGAATTTCTTAAAAATAAAGAGGATTTTCAACACGATCGTAAAAAACTAGGATTATTTTGTCTGAAATTGAAAAACTGTGTAATAGACGTTTTACAGGAAATAGAAGTTCCCAAAAAAGAATTTGAGGAACGCATAAAAGAATTAAAAACAGAAGTATTCGAAAACGCAAAAAAAGATTCAGTGTTCAAACAAGAAGATAAAAAGAAATTTGAAAAAGAAGTAACAGGAAATTTAAAACAAATGATTAAAGAAAGATATCATATACAAAAAGGTGGTAACGGTGAAACCGAACAAGACGAATTTAAAGAAGGTGACGACTGTCCTATTTGTATGCAACAAGTTGAAGAAAACGATTGGTTCCGTTGTCCTCATTTTAAAACCCACGGATATCACAAAGACTGTATAAATACTTGGCTTAACACCTCAAGCACATGTCCAATATGTAGAGGAGATATCATTGGTGGTGAACAACTATCAAAAGGTCAAAACAATAATTTAGAAACAATGGATAGATATGCTACATTCGGTAATTTGTTTGATAATATGACACATTTAAATAGTGGCGATGTGAATCATAATCTTTTATTTACTATGGCTACTTTTTCTATTTATCTATATGCGAGTATTAACGACCTCATTCCGTTAGCATTGATTGCCACTATTTCCAATTTTATAGTATCAGTAATTGGAAGAGCAATGAATATAGTAGAAAGAAATACTGATGAACCACACATAGGAGTAAATATATTCTTCATGCTTCAAATAGTTTTCTTTTTATTAATATTTATTCTCAATTATTCTCATGATCCTATAAATGATATTCGAGGACTATTCACAGAAGTAAGAGAACAATTTCGGCAATTTCAAACAGTAATTGACAATTTTGTAGGAGAGTTAATGGGACCACATATGGAAATGGATGGAGGTAAACCCATGCCAAAAAGAAAGACTAAATCCAAAAAACGCAATAAACGACGAGTTGTGAAATCCAATAGAAAAACTCGCAGAAAACTTCGATAATAGTATCAGAGTTCTATATGTTTTTACATTGAAAAATATATAGAGTATGGCACTTATTTCTTCTTCATCGTCTTGGCTTTTTTGTTCTTCATTTGTTCAGCAGTGTCCCAGAAATGCTTTGAACCACTCTTCTTACACTCCTTCTTAATGTATCTTCGTGTTTTAGCATTAGGTGGCTTAACAGAAAGTCCTCCTCTAGCACCAACCACAATGATGTAACTCTTCTTGGTTTTGTTGTTAACATATCTTAGCTTACGCTTTCCTTGTTCAATGACAGTTTTGCACTCAACAGCTGATTTTCCCATAATTATTTCTTATATATTATGTTTGAGATAAAATTTCGAAAAGGTTGTGCTAAATATTTTGAGAACATAATATAGATAATGAGTGATTGTCAAAAACCAATATACTATTTTGAACGAAAAAAAGGAAAGGGAAAAAACTGTTCGCTCCAAATCGATAAATTAAGAAACAAAAGTGAATATGAAAAATTATTCGGAAAAGGCCCATTGGGTCGCGAATATATGTCGAATGATGAAGCGTTTCAATATTTAGAAACTTTGATGACTAAAGTGAGAACCGACATATCTACCGGTATAAAAGAACTTCGTAAATCCTACATCTATATTATCAGCAAAAATATAGGACAAGAGACTTATTACAAAATGGGTATATCCGATAAATCCAATCTCAGTCGTATAAGCGGTGCCCAAACCTTTCTAATACCGGGTCTTAACGACAATATTGGTTTCAAAATACATATGATATTCACCTATCCATCCGAAACGATCGGCAGCGGAGAAAACAAAATCAACTATTACATCGAAAAAATGACCCACGCCGTTCTACGTTTCTATTTCAAGTCGTCCAACATCAAATTCGGCAATGATGAACCAAGTGAATGGTATTTGATTCCAAAAGATTATGGCACTTATTTTTGCGGTTTCATCACAGACATTATTGCCACATTTGCTTATAGCAGCGAAGATGCCGTTCGTAAATTAAAACCCCAAGAAATTTTCGTTTTCACACAAAATAAAAAGCCCATCGAACAAATAAAACTGCCAAATAAATCTCAAGTGGCTAAACGCCTAAAGAAAGATGACCGATACAATCAATTGATGAATGTGTATGATAAATATGGATTGCGTAATTTGCGGGCATTTTCAAGTGTATTAGTCAATGTTGAAATCCAAGAATCCGACAGAACAAATGCTAAAGGTTCCAGAGACCGATTCGAAAAAGTCTTGTTCGGTGAAGGCGAAATATTGAGAAAAGACGATACAACAATAGGTCGCAAATTCCAATACAAAGATTCTGAATATTTACTCACAAAAATAATCAAAAACCAATATAAATACGGCATTGGACAGCCATTACAAAGCGGTGAAATATACGGAGTCATCAAACACGCCAATGAAGGAGAATTACTAAATAGGGATGTGTTTGAGAAAAACGGTGTATCTATTATTCCATATTATTCAGACGATGAATTGGGTGGGTTTGTGGAATTTTGTATACACATTAGTGATTTGTTGGAGATTTTGAAACCCAATGACTTAGACGAATGGAAGTTGAAATCGAATTATGAATATTATACCAATAAAAAGGCCACACAAACGACTAAAACACTTGTTCTCAAAAACAATGACTTAGTTCCTAATTGGTATTTTCAAAAAGGAATACAAGAACAATTTGCCCGAAAAATGATATCTGAACCCGACAAGTGGGAACATCAAGATACCAGTGTAATGAATCCGACAAAAACGTTCACGTGGAATTTATCCGGACAAACCATATTGAAAGAAGAATTCCACGAAGACGACGACAAGAACAAAATTCGCAGTGCCATATTTGTATTACGAACGAGGAAACAAGGCGAAAACATTGTGTCAGAGGAAGTCCCTATTATTCGTCTAATGCGTTTATTCAATGTGAAAGAGCAAGACATATCAAATGTAAACCGTCAAACTTTCTCTAAAGAAAAGGTTATCAAAATAAGTGACCGTCTAAAACTCCGAACAAACGACTATATTCGTATACCACGACGTCTTTTGATGCGTTCTATAGAAAACGATGAACTCGATGAAGAATCCACTCGAGTAGTATTATTTATACAAGAAATGTATACTAAACAAGTGTCTCAAAAAGATGAAATATTCATTAAAGGTGTCATCAAATATCCCATCGAAGATGAAAAACAGAATTATTATATTATTCATTTGAAAGACATCGAAGACAACCAACAATACATTGAAGTGATTGAACGACCTAAATATTCAACAGGAACTATTATTAAGGCGGTCCCGAATGAAGTCCGAGAATTCGGCGAAACGTGCACGGATGACGACGAATTCCATTATGCTATTATCAAAAAAATGCAAATCGAAAATGATTTCGTGTATGATATCCAATATTTTCCTCCCTTTGATAAAATTGAACCTTGGCTCATCACAAATAAAGATGAAATCAAAAAAGGGCAACACACAGACCCTAAAAAGAGTAAATATGAAACTTGGGAGCGTTCTATCATTGAAAGTGGTGTCTTCATTAAAGTAAATAAAACCGATAGAGCATTGGCAAACTATAAAAAACGATTGAGTGAATTTCGATTGCCCGTTTCAAAAATATTGGGGCATTTACCCGTGAAGGCAGAATCTGCGAATGATGTCATACACTATAATGTGGTCTTTGATAATCGGTCCAAAGGAAAGATTTCCAAGGAAGAAGCACCGACCAGTCTAATCAGTAAATATTGGAAAACACCTTCTAAAAAAAATACGACAGTTCGAAGAAGACGGTCTAGTGGAGGGAATAACACCCGTAAACAATATGTATGAAATCTTTTGTTTTATATGTGATAACGAAAACATATAAAATCAATCATTTTTTATAGTGCTACAACTGTTTGATGTGCGTTTAAATGGATAGGTTCTCCTTCTTCAATAGCTTTAATCGTAGTTTTTCTGGGGCGTTCCATTACGGCTTGTTTCATATATTTCACTAAAACATTATTGACTTCAAACACTTGTTGTTTAGATAATTGTGCAAACCATTCATATTTATGGCGATTCAATATAACATCTTGGTCAATGTAAATACCACACATATCGCTAGAAAATTCAATGATGTTGTCTTCGAAGAGTTCTTCAATAAGAACAGGTTTGTTTTTCTTCGTTTTAATTCCAATATATTTACCATCCAACATATTCATTTTATTGGTATTCATTTGTTGTATGAGAAATTGACTGGTTGCTCCTTTGAATGTGATTTCTTCGCTAAAATGTGGGTTTTGACAACGGCTTTTTAAATAAGATATGTAGGGTTCCATATGTGGGTCATTCTTCAAACATCCCATGAAGTATTTATCAGGGACAAAAGCCAATTTGCGAGGCATTTGTTCTTCATTTGAAATGCGATTAATGGACTCCAACACAAATGGTTTATTATTGGCTATTCCTGTTTGATATAATGAAATCAAATTGTTTAAACATAAGAATGAATTAGGAACTACGAAGCCTCCATAATAATACAATATTTGTGCCATAGCAAGTTCACGATATTGAGTCCTAAAAGGTTCAGCTACATTACATAACTGAATATCCCAACTAGGTAATAATTTGGAAAAGCTTTCGTCGGAAATCAAACAAATATGGAAATCGTCGCTACAGTTTTGAATGATGGACTGAATACAAATATGAATATATTCTTGGTTCAAATCAGTAGTATTTTTCGAGTAAAAACTAAGCCATTTACGGGCATTGATTTCGTATTTTGTATGAATCCATAATTTGGGCTTGTTGTATCCATATAAAGGAGAATCGTTCAACAAATATTTCTTAATCATTTCATATTCGTCTTTTTCGCTAGTATCAAAATTAGACCTTACTCGTGAACCAACATAACCAACTACTCCTAAAACCCCTATGATGGTTGCATATTTAAATAATGTTTTTGAATTCATATACGTATATTATAATATGAAGAAATAATATGCTTTATGTATCGAAATAAATAAAAAATTCAATGTTGTATTTCGACTCATTGTATTTGATTTTTGAACTGAAATTGTGGTCGTTACTCTTACAAATTTGTCTTATAATATTAGTGAATGAGTTATAACTAAGTTTCCGGTCAATGTAAAATTGTTTGGACTTATGATAATAGTCTCTTATGCTATCAAGAAAATTAGATTGATATTCGTGAAACACCATTCTTTTGAATGATTCAACATTTACTAAATAGTATTTGTCTGTTTTGGTGCATATTTTCTCCAATAATTCGATTAACAGATTAATCGGCACCTGATCCTTAAAAATTTGTTTCAACATAATACTATAATAGATGTATGTTCCTAAATTATAATGATAAATAATATAATGAAATACAATTCACAAAAATTTTATTTGGAATTTCAAAAAAAAATCATTACATCATTTGTAAATAGTGCTAATTCAATAGGGTCTTCGTGTATTTTGTTTGTTATCGTGATGTATTCACACAAATAAGGTATTATCTTGTATTGTGTCATTTCATCTAAATGATTTGTTTGTTTCAGGAAAATAAAGAAATAATCGAAAATATCAACAACCGAATATCCTTGACAATATACTAAATATAATTCTTCGATGCTTTTTTGGAGATTCTGTTTTTTTAACTGTTTGATGTATTTTTCGAAATTTTTGAAACATACATTCGAAAACAGTTTCATACACAAATCCATATTTACCGGTTCTCCTAAAATATAGATTTTCTCTAAATAATTAATCAAAAGTCTAAATGAACCATCACACAAATCCAAAATGTATTGTTTCGATTTATCGTCCATAAGAATATTTTCATTAATAATGATTTTTTCCATCAATTGCTTAATTTGTGGTTTTTGTGGAGATGCCAGTTTTATAATATGGGTTCTCGATTGAATACTCTCAATTACTTTCTGAACATTGGTGCAAACAGATATAAAATGAATATTGTGTTTGTATTTATCGATATAATTCCTAAATACTTGTTGACTTTGTTCATTAATTGTATCAATATCATCAATAATGACGACCTTCTTTTTTCCAAAAATATTGGAATGAGATTGGCAAAATGTTTTCATTTCATTCCTAAAGTAATGGATTCCTTGTTCTTTCAAATTATTTATAAAAAGAATATTCGATTCTGGAAAATTATCGGTTTTGGAAAGTCCATAATACTCACACACAATAGCATTCAAAAGGGTGGTTTTTCCAGAACCACTCGCTCCAATAAACAGTATATTCAAATCATCCAATTCAAAGAGTGTTTGTATGATTTTGGAAGTGTTTTCTTCTAAATAAAAATCTTTTAGTGTATATGGTTTATATTTTGCTAAAATAGTTTCACCATTCATATTTTATCCAATAAACTGTTTATTAACATCTTTTTAATTATTTATAGCGAAAAATCATATATAAAATATATGTTTCCAAATATATGAAAATGGAAACAGAAACCTTTTATGATATCCTAAATATTGAAAACACCGCTTCACCAGAAGAAATCAAAAAGGCATATCGTTCACTCAGTCTACAATATCATCCAGATAGAAATCCGGAAGCACCATCAGGACTCTATCAGAAAATCAATGAAGCATATGAAACCCTCAGTGATAATTCTAAAAGAAAACAATATGACCTTCAACTTAAATTTAGTTTCGGAAGCGGCTCTATTCAAGATGAGCTCAATGACATAAACAACATTCTCAATATGATGTTTGCCGGTGGTAAACCACCCACTGCGTCCGGACCACCACCATTTATGAATATGTTCGGCGGATTCGGTGGTGGTGAAATTCCTATGCCCAATATTCGTGTGTTTCATACAAATGGATTTCCACAAGGACCCGGACAAAACCCTTTCATGAATTCCCATCCTATGGAACCACCCGAAGCTATCATTCACACAATCGAAGTGAATTTGTATGAGGCTTATCACGGTTGTATCAAACAAATTGAATATGAAAGGACCAGTCAATCATCCTTTAGCAATACGGTTGAATTAATGAAATTAGACGTAACTGTTGAACCCGGCGTTGACGATGAACAAGTCATTGTGTTTGAAAATAAGGGCGACCAAAATGGAAAAAACAATATTGGAGATCTACATGTTATTGTTGAAATCGCTAAAGATAGTGCCTTCGAAAAAAGAGGATTGGATTTAGTATATAAAAAGACACTCACTCTAAAAGAAGCCTTGTGTGGATTCTCTTTTGAAATTACCCATTTAAGTCATAAAGTCTTGAAAATCAATAATCAAAACAAAATATCCATCATCCAACCTAAACATCAACGAACTATATCCAACTACGGATTTATCAAACAAAATAAAACTGGAAATCTCATTATTGAATTTTCTGTCGAATTCCCTAAATCCCTAAATGATTCTCAAATCGAAGCCATCCGAAATATTCTATGAAAATATATATTATTACGCTCATACATAATATATATTGTTGGAATTAAGCACTAATACGCTTTGTAGGAATCTCGACATCAACAATGTAAATCGAGTTTTCTGTCATTACAATGTATTCTTTTCCTACTTTGAAAATCTTGGCAATAGGACTAGTGTATTCATCTTCACTTTTGACCAATAACTTCTCCTTGGATTCCTTCACACCAATAATAACGGTCTTATCTAAAGAATTGGTCCAATAGTCCATCATTACTGGTTTATCTTCGACGATTGCCAACTTTGCGGCGTGTTGTAGAGTGGTGTTTTCTGGCAATCTATATCCATTAGGTGTGGTAAGACTACTTTCTGTTGTTGCTGACGCAGATTGTTGTGTTTGTTGTTGAGAAACAAGTGCCGACATTTATTATGTAATTATAAAATTATATTAAATTTTTACTTTAAATACTTAAATTCCTAAATTAATATTTTTTGTGTGATTTTCAATAAAAAAATCATTGGGACCTATTCAATGATATAGTATATGTGTGTGTTTTATGTATGATTACGCTTCGCTACAGAACAATCGGGACATATTTGATGCTTCTTTTTTGACGACTTGTTTTTTGAATAGTCTAAATATGGCTGGGTCGTCTCTACACCGAATCGTATAATTTTGTTGGATATGTCCTCTTCCAATTCTTCCAAAACATTGTAGAGTTTTTTCGTTTGTAAGATTGTTGAGGTCTTTTCCTAAATATCCGTGGCAGAAACTATAATTGGTTCCATAAATATAATCGGTCGACGCAACGATCATAAACAAATCTTGTTGAACGGCCATTGTTTTCATTATTTCTAAATATTTCGGATGAACATTTTCTATGAAAAGTCCGATACCCAACAACAATAATACTTTCAAATAGTTTTCAATTTCCAATGCCATAATTTCTTTGACAAATCCTTCTTCAATGGTAGGAACAAAGGCCGTTTCATAATTCACTTTTCGCGAATTCCATTTGTCTTGATGTGGACTTGTGTTTGGAATATATACCGGATCAATATTGATGTATTTTACTTGTTCTCTTAATTTGTCAATATCTTTATACATCTTCTGAACTTCCGGTGATTTTTTGTCGACGTCATCCGACCCTTTTTTCTCTTGCTTGTTTTCCATATCTTCTAAAAGTCTCTCAATTCTGCTGATTTCTTCCGACAATCGATTATTCTTCAAAATCTTATTCATCAAATCTTGAAATACTGTTGTCGGTATTGCCGTTTGCTGTATGTAGAACTTTCCTATCTTGGCAACATCATCACACAAGAATATTGTTGGACCATCTGTCAAAGTATGTGCGTCCGACGTTGTTGCTAAAACTCCCGAACTGGATGGTGGTGTATTCTCATACACAATATTATTTGTTTGAAATACGCTTTGAGTTCGCATCAAATTACCACCACCATTGGTTTTGTTGGAGTTTTTCATTGTATCAACGCTTTGCGACTTTGACAAAGGTCCATTGTTGAAATATGGTAGGGTCATTTTGGAAGTGGTTTGGTATATAGTAGGCCATACTTCACGTTGAATACTTCGCAATACTTCTAAATAATATTCTTTCATCGATATCATTGTAATTTCATCGATGGATGTCCAATAATTCTCAATTCTGTAATTGTCTGTAAGATGCGGCGAACGGTTCATAAACAATATGAATTTAGTGATTTCTCTTAAATCGAAATATCTCAATAACGTCTTATTACTCATACACACATCTATACATTCTGCTAGTTCGTCATAACTCTCAAAACTATTATGTGGTAAAACGGCATAACCAGTCTTGTTGATGATAGGAATCGACTTTTTGAAATCATATGTCGAAATATTATGAACATCAACGTCTTCGAACTTTTCGCGGAAATCCATAATAGTCGCCATAATGTCTTCTTCTTGAGGCAATGTAGCACACGACAATACCATATTTGGAATTATATTGTTTGTCCAATTCTTATGTATGACATCGTGTATTTCGTGGGTGTCGTAGTCTAAAGCTATAGTTGGTTCATCCCAATATGTAATGATTTGCTCCGCACCGTTGAAAGCCAACATATAATGCATCGCGGTAACATAGGATTTGACATCACAAATAATGATTTCTACTTTTTCACCTTGCTCGTTGTTAACTTTGCGAATGCCTCCACTGCGTTTATCACGTGTATAATCGGATGCTGCGAAGTAATGTAATCGGATGTCTGACGCGGTTTCGCATCCGAAGGCAAATGCGATTTTTTTGTTCATAGAAATGGCCGATTTAGCTAAAGCTAAACCAATATGACGAGCCGCACACACAAATATGATTCTGTAGTCACTGGACAGTCCTAAAGGTGTCATTGTTTTTCCAGTCCCTGTAGGGGTTCTATAAAGAACTAAGTTCGCTTTTGGTCGTTTTTTATTCTGTCTAAATATGGAATAAATATCCTTTTGATGACTATATAGTTCTTTGTCGGCATATTCCAGTAATACTTTATTTTGTTCGATGAACTCATATGAATGTTCAATAATATCAATCAAGTCGACTTTTGAATTGGCATTTTCAATCATTGAGTCGACGAAATCCAACACATAACTATTGACATCACTGATGGAGTTCTTTTTGAGGATGATGAGTGTATACAAATAGAGTGAATATTTGGACTTCCCATCTTTCAAGTATTTGCATAATTTGCTCGTGAAATTCAACAACAAGAACTCATACAAATTATCCTTATGATGGATGATGTTTGATTCCATATTTTGGATTCTTGCGAGGTCCACACTTTTCATTTTTTTGAGTTGGTTGCTTTTTTGTATTTTTTTTGGAGTTCCCATATGTTCGCCATACTTTTTCCACATTTTAGAAATGATGGGTTCAAAGTATGTGTCATAAAGGAATTTTTCGTTTTCTGGAGTTTTCTCCGTCTTCAAAAACACAATCATCGAAATATGATCATTCTGTTTGATATTTGGTTCACAATATCCTTGAATAATCATATTCAAAACATTCTTTTCCGATTCGACAACCGGCACTTCGATGCTGTCCCATTCGGCACGAGTTAGTTTATTTTGTTTGAGATCCATATTCTTTTATGCATGTCAACTATTTATATTTTTAGAATCAATTTTTTATAGTTTTTCATAGTTTTCATAATTATGCCATTATAGCTCACTTTCCATTTCATCTGTATTACTTTCTTCGTCAGCATCATACAAATTCAATCCACGTAGTGTTACCAACAATTGTTCATTCCAGAGATTATCAGTATTTTCGTTATTATTATCATTGAATAATCCATCGTTTTCTTCGTTTTGTGTTTCATCATCATCGTCATCATTGTCACTAAAATTATATACTACTTCACCGTCTTCTTCATCTGGGTCATCTGGGTCATCTTCAATCATGCGTCTATGTATTTCAATATATTCATTATTCATATTTGCTCGGTGTGGATGTATATTGTTTTCTAAATAATATCTCGTTGATTCTGGCAAGTCGACAGTGAAATGCTCTTTGAACTTTTCGTCATGATTATTCATAAACTGTTCTTTATTTATTATCTCAAATTGTGGTGCGTCGGAATTGTAGGATATGATCTTCTGTTTCTTCTTGAATGGATTTTCACTGTTTGAAACCAGACTAACTTTCTTTCTTCCAAAGTTCGGATTATATTTGATTAATCTAGATAATTTATAATGTAGTTTCATAGACAACTCATGACGAAGTGAATTATTTATATTATACAATGAATCATAATATAGTTTTACATACGGTCTCATTATTTCTGACAATAAATCAGATGGAAAATCTTTATGTATCCGAATTTTCTTATGGACATTATGGTATTTCAACATTTCATTCACAATATCAAAAATATATCTTTTACCAATGTTTCTCACATAATTCTTCAAATACATTTCTCGGATTAATCCATTGTTTTCTACTGAAAACCTATGAATGTTAAAATCAGCCAAGAAAAACCGATAAATTAAAATAGGCATTAAATAAGGACTTTGTCTAAGTCTGAAAAACACGTTGTATAATTGTGATTTAGACAGTGGGATGTTTGTGTATGGATTCTTACATGATAATGGCTCAGCAAAAAAATACGGAGAGTTCATCAAGTTTTGATTCATTGATTTTACAATCTCCATGATAGGAAATAAATATTTCCAATTGTTCTGTAAGATAACAACGACATTTGGCATATTTTCATTAATTGGATTCAAATATAAGTCTTCACTATTATATACTTTTGCGTGCTTGTATTTCCATATTTTAGCTAAAAGAGAAAATCCATGGTAAACTCGTTGGGTTCTATTGAAAATTTCCAATAATTCATTTCGTTTATCATTAGCAAGGGCTATCTCCGATTCCAATAAAAATTTATAATTCTGTAGCTTAGACTTTTTCTTATGTCCAAAAAATGTTTCCAACAACGAATTATTATCATATTGAAACCATGTGTTTGATTTATCTACTTCTTCACGGTCTTCAATGATTATAGTTTTATAATATGATTTCATTTCATTATAAAGACATAAATATATTTATATTTTTTCACATTAATATATTCAAATTCGAAAACTATTAAAAATAATTGTTTAGTGAACTATAATATTCCAAAATATGAACCTCTTCAAATGGTTCTCGAATCATCCCGATAAAGTCGGCTTTGAAGATGTAAAAAAGGCCATTTCAAATCATTCATACACTTTAATTAATACTATGGATACTGGATTTCAAGATTGTTTGATTCAAAGCACAATACCAATACATCAAGAAGAAAATATCATCAACAATTGGATGCGGAAAAATGATTTCAGTTCTAGGACATTAATCATTTACGGAAAAAATGCTTCCGATAATTCCGTTTTTGATAAATATACTCAACTCAAACAAATTGGGTTCTCAAACATATATATTTATAGTGGGGGATTGTTTGAGTGGTTACTGCTTCAAGATATATACGGTTCCGCTGATTTCCCCACCACAAAACAGAACGTGGATTTATTAAAATACAGAGAACCTCAAATCCTATTTTGATAATTATTTCTTTTCGCATTTTCCTGATTTCCTGTTTTTGCGACTCCCTTTAGGACAACGTTTCCTTGTCAAAGACTTTATTTTGGCGTTTATTTCCTTAATGATACCATTCACCCTACGTTTCTTTGTATTGTATTGTTTCTTGTATTTTTTAGCAATGTCTTTACGTGACCTACATTTGCGAATAATATCTTTACAGTTAATTCCGTTAATTTCATACTGGACTTCTGACATTTTATCACTTAATTTCTTATCGGCTGCCAAATCTGCCTCCAGTGCTTTTTTTCTTATTTGTAGTTCTCCAACACTAGTCATTGTATTATATATGGTATTTAGAAAAAAAATAAAAAATTGATTTGATTTTTCATTTTTTTTCGATAGGCAAAAAATCATGAAAAGCATATCACTAATTAATAGCAACACTGCGAAGAACGGTTACAAAGAAGAAGAGCTAGTATGTCTCGATTTGAATTCAAATATTCAACTCAGACAATCCTTCATAGAATATTTAGGAAACGACTATGATGAATGTGTAAGAGTCAACGGAACGCATAAATGCGACATCCAATCCAAAGACAACACATTGACCGGCCAAATAAAAAAATATAAAAAAGGACAATTCCAACAACTCGACCGACATTGGTTGGATGATTTAGCAAAACACATCCCTGAATTAAATGATGAAACAATTTCAATGTTTAGAGGAATGTGTGAAATTGAACTCCTTGAAAATGGAACACATGTAGATAAAAATAAACCCGTGAGAAAATTGTGCACTTCTAACTATTCTCAAACACAACTTGACAATTTTGTATTGACGCTAAATCAATACAAAAGAAAAATACTTTATTATGCCTTTTTAGGAACAAATCCCGACATAGTCCCCACATACTTGTTTGGCGTCGAATATGTCAATGATTCGCGAAACAAAATTGTTTTGATGAAAATACAAGATATCATCGATTATTTAGAAACTTTAGACTTCAAAATTTCCAAAAGAAAAACGGTGGTTACCCTCGGCGATGACAGTATATTATCTATGCAGCGAAAAGGTGGCGATGGTGGCAAGAAAGGTAGTAACCAACTACAGGTAAAACTTATTGTGAGTAAACTGTTAGATAAAATACAAAACTTACAATACACATTTTAATGAAAGGTTCTCGAATGGTTCTCAAAACTCTCAAAAAAATTTCATTCATAGAATCCATCCGAAAATATTTAGGAATTTTACTTTCTATTTTTTTAAACAAATTTATTTCAAGGATTTGAGAACCTGTTGAGAACCTACCAATACAATATTACAAAATGTATGAAAAACACTCAAAAATGAATACTTTAGGGAAAATAATGGAAGGTTCTCGAATGGTTCTCAAATCCCTCAAAAAGATTTCCTTCAAAGAAACTCAATGAAAAACATTTAGGAATTTTACTTTCTATTTTTTCAAACAAAATTATTTCAAGGATTTGAGAACCTGTTGAGAACCTATCAATCAATATTACAAAATGTATGAAAAACACTCAAGAATGGATACTTTAGGAAAAATAATAGAAGGTTCTCGAAGGGTTCTCAAAACTCCCAAAAATATTTCCTTCAAAGAATCTCATTGAAAATATTTAGTAACTTTTTACTTCTATTTTTTCAAACAAATTTATTTCAAGGATTTGAGAACCTATTGAGAACCAAACATATAAATTATTTATTAATCATCTAAACAGAAAAACTTTAGGAAGTTCGAGAACCATTCACATAAACTACAGTTGTATTCTTTTTGATAGCCCGGATAATATTTCATACCCATTATGTATGTTCTCAATATGGATGAAAGGTCCTTTTCATTAACCATGATGGTTCCATGAACAACATCAAACAAAAGGTTCTTTGATTCATTATAATTTACTAAATAGTTCTTTAGAAATACAAAATTGAAAATATCTATTGTGGGTTCATTGAATCGTAAAGCATAAAACATAAAAATCATCACAAAAACTATATCACGCATATCAAGTGAAGAATATTTTGTGTTGAACTTGATTATTCTAGATACACGATAGACAAACTTTCGGTCTACTTCTTTAGCAAAGAGTTCATATTTTTCGACGTTTTTATTTTTCGCTACGATGATGTGAGTTATTTGATCAAAGCATATATTGTTTAATACTTGTAGTTTAGGTTCTTCCACTTCATCTTGAAGCCAAATGACGATACTCTTATTATGAGTTTTTATAATATTTCCATACTTTTTATAATACCTAAGTATGTTATCAAGTGCTACACGTTTGAAGATGTTCTCTATGGTCAAGATAACATCTTCTTCACTTTGTTGGGCCATATATACATTGACTATATATTCATTTCTTTATACATTTGTATGATACGGTTTTTTGATAATATATGAGATTGTAAATCACTCGGGTGTAAGGTGCTGTTGTTTTCTGTTGGATAAATAAACATAGGATACTTATAAGCATAGGTTCTCAAACACTTAAATAAATAATGGTCAGCTTCGTGTGTATGATAATTCCGTAATTTATATTGTCGTGACGTCTTATCGTAATGTTCTTGTATGAATTTCTTCGCGGCATCTTTGTTTATGACATACGCAGTTAAACACGCAATGTTGCCATATTGTGTGGCCTTACCATAGTTGGTGTTCAATGTGAAATCTTTTTTTAGTTTTCGTGTAGTATTATAACACAGTTGAATCATTTCCCAATTGTAGGGTGCTCGGCGAATAATTTCGCGTATGGTTTTGTTCCAATATGGTTTGAATTCTAACGTGGCATCATCTTCCATAATGAGTGCTGTTTGATGGTCCGATTCAGAAAATTCTTTGATGGCCTGTAAATGGGACAACAAGCAAGCATATTCTAATTTTGTATTGTGTATTTCATTTGTATTAAGTTGTTTCAATACTTCATCTTGTTTGCCATCGACGGCTTTGATTCGCTTTATTTTATTACCCCCTTGTAATTGTTTGAAAGAATCGTCTTGAAACATTTTCAACATACGTTCTCGACGTTCAGGTGAGCGGTCTAGATTAATCCAGTATATTTGGTCGACCCCGTCTAAAAAGTCGTGTTTGTATATTGAATAAGAGTCAAATCCATAGAGTTTGTAAAACAAAATAATCACACAAAGAAATACTCCGCCATAATACACTGAATGGTTACACACCAATATAAGTAATGTAATAAGAAGCATTTTACCGAGAACAGTATTCATAAACAATATAAGTTGTGTTTTTCCAAGTGAAAAAAATACGGCGAGAATACAAATGGCTAATAACAAGAAATATATGTATGGATTGTTCATAGTATATGTTTTGCTTAATATATTATTAGTCATATTAATATATTTTATAATTTTCTCAACCACTCAAGCAATTCATCATCATCGTTACACAAATTACACGTAGGGGAGTACACACGTGCTATTTCGTATCCTTGATTATCGGAGTCTTCACCATTCAACCAGTCAATATGGTATTTATTACATTTTTCTAAATATTCAAGAGGTATAGACTCTTCGCCTTCGCGTGCTCGTTGTTTGATTCGATTACTACATTCTTCGTGTGTGATTCCTAGGAAAAACACTTTGTCAATAGGAAATTCATGTTTCGAAGTTTCATACAAGTGTTTGTAGATTTCATAACACATATCATCGATTAAACCATCATCATACAACATTTTAGCAAATATCTTGGAATCACATTCGAGTGACCTCTCACAGAATAGTATGTCGCAATCGGGATTCTCTTTCAATATACGTTTGTATTCCATTAAACGAGTATTGAAGACCAATGATTGAAAGGGGAAAGCATACGTCTTTGGGTCTCTGTAAAAGCTTTGTAATATTGTCTCTCCGGTTTTAGGATTTTTCACATCAGTCCAAATGTCTACTGGCTCTCTCAATACACATATTTTTTTATCGAACTCGTGTGTCTTCACTAAATTCTCTATTTTGTTGATAAATGTGGTCTTTCCGGCACCGATGTTTCCTTCAATTGAAATAGTAATAGGCATTGTATATTTATACAAATCATTTAAAATATAAAATCTGAATCAATTTTTTATATTTCACATCTCACAAAATATTATACCATATATCGAATTTGTGTGAGTTTACAACGACTAGTTGCGGGTCTTTATCAAAGTTAGATATGAAAAAATGAAAATCGCCATTTTGGATATAAAATCCAGTGCAGAATTCAATGCTAAATTGATGAAAGTAAAAACAATGACTATATTTAATCGGTCGGTATGTTTCCTTATCTAACAAAACTAACAAGTGATAATATCGCCGAGGAGCACCTTCGTCGCTAAAATGAACCACTCCCAATAATCCAGTTTCTATTTCTTGAAATATTGTGGAACCTCGGGCACGATTTAACAGCGGATGGTCGTTTTCATACTCATACACAATTTCCAATTCATCATTGGCTTCATTGATTTTCCCGATTTTCATTGGATTCCAACTATAGACATAATATTGTGTTTGGTCTTTTTCGGAAAATGGTAAAGGTATCCAATTCTTTTCACACCGTATTTGTCCATTCGGGGATTTAATTACTCTGGCATTTGTCATCGTGCCCGACCCGTGATTATAATCACCTATAATCATTGAATTCGTTTTTGTATGAGAATAGTTGACATTTGTTGCGATGAATTTCAGTGTATTGTCTTTTGAAATAAATAAACGAATATCTTCGAGACCATGAATCGACCCTCCTTGACATTCTAAATGACCTTTTTGTAAAATTATTTCAGAGTATTTCTCTATTTCTGATAAATCGTGTTCATTCATCATACAACACATATTTATTGTTTGTAAATGTTTCAAATGATGATATATAATGTAATACCCTTCGGGAGTTAGCTTGTAATTTACAAATCGAGTATTCATTATATTAGTATCATTATAGTGTATGAATGAACAAGAACTAGGAAAAAAGCCTTCAATTGGGTCAAACACATAATCCACTGTTTTACAATCATTGTGTAGGCTTTTTACTAAATATATCGATGGAATCTCTAAAATACGACGATTGTGGTCACTAGAATACCATGCGGGCTTCCATCCGTGTTCGTATTCCAAATAAGCCCAAAAATTGACTTCCCAAATGACTTTCTTGAATTTTTCTAGAAATTGCGGCAAATGACGGATGTGTAAATCGTAAAATTCCTTAAGAGCAAATTTATTTCCCAAGAAAAAACTCCCACAAAATCTCCAATTGATTTGGTCTAACAATGAATTTGTGTTCTCCATCTTAGACCAACACCCCGGAATCACCACACTATTTAATACATATGGTATATGGGATATTTGTTTGACATATTTACACACATATTCCTTCTCTGTATCATTAGGAACCATGTGAAACATACTGAAATCCACCCACGCAAAATTTTCTGTGTGAAACGGATTCGATTCTAACGCCAGATTTATGAAATCTAATTTAGCGAACATCAACGCCATATAGTCCACTGTATCCTTTTCTACATTTCGAGAATCCGGTAATGATATCAAATGTGCCTTTTGTGTGCATTCTTTGTAAAGTGGGAAATTTCGATGGGAAGCATACATATGTATCATCTTAATATTATTATAGCCATTGTGTGTAATGAAATCTTCTACCGCAATCCGTGTATTATCACAAGCATATATATACAAAAATACACCACAGTTTGCTAAATAGGCGAATTGTTCAATACGTTGTTCCGGTGTAAATCGCACGGTCGTCTTATAAATATCAGCTAAACAGCTGACAAAAGTGGTTGTTGGGTATGGTTTTATTTCGATTGAACGCATAATCACTTTTTTGATAGATTCACATTCTTCGAATGTGTGCGGTTCTACGGTATTTTCTATGAAAAATTCGCCGGCATCCAATATGAATGGTCTCACATGTATTTTGAATATTTGACTACCATTTTCTAGTGTTTGATATAATTCTAGTTTAGAACGCGGCCGAGATTTGTCTTTATACACGATAAAATATATATTCTTTTTCACACTTTTGTTACCATAGTTCAATATGAAGTTCTCGAATTCGTATATTTGATTCAATTCCAACATAACTTCTTGTTCTGATGTTATCATAGGACTCATGTAAACACCCATTTTTGATTCTTCGTCTTCTCTCAAGAAATGTTCGAACCTTTCAATACACCGTTGATAATATTCGTAATCCTCTTTAATCAACAAGTTTTTATGATTAAATCCCAAACGGGCTTCATAAGTATGGTCTGTTTGAAAATTCGGTTGATATACTTTGTTGTATGTGATATATTCATTACAAACAATATGCTCCATACTATTCAACATATCATAGGTTTTTGTATGACGATGACCATAATTGTCCAAATCCATAAAATCACGGAACCCATCATACAAACACTCTTGAATCACATTCAATCGCGAAATATTCCAATCAAAAGGATGACTTTCGTTTTTAAGACCCAATGATTTCAATAATCCACTTGTTGTGCATCGATATCCTAATGAAAAACATTTATAGTGTGTTTGATTCATTATTTCAAATTTACATATTTATGTTTTGTTGTTTTTATCCTCTTTACTTTCATAATAAAAAATTGATTCCTTTTTTATTATTTCTTTATATGATATACTTTTTGGACAAATCAATATGACCTATTCTCGTGTTCTTATCTTCGACGTAGAAACTACTGGACTTTTACCTAAATACTATGAACCCCAGCGTTTGAAACTATATAAAATTCATAATCTCCCACACATCATACAACTCAGCTTTATGGTGTATGATTTCACCATCGATAAAATTGTGAAAAAATATAATGCCTACATTAAAGTTCCAGTTGATATTCCAGAAGAAATTACTCGCTTAACTGGAATCAACAAAGAAAAAACGGCCACCATCGGCGTCGATATCAAAGAAGCCTTGGTAGAATTTTACCAAGCATATGTAGAATGTGATTGTGTGATTGCTCACAATTTGAAATTCGATAGGAATATGATTTTGATTGAACTTGAACGTCAACGTGAAAACTTCGCGACATTAGAGATATTTAAGATGTTTGACAGTGAATATAATAAGTCTCTCAATATTGCGTTGGAGTGCACGATGAACCTAACGCGGGATTATTGTAATATCCAACGCACTAACACAACTGGTTCTTACATAAAATTTCCTACACTCACTGAACTTCACAACAAGTTGTTTGATGAAACTCCAGAAAACATGCACAATTCTTTAATGGATATTCTCATTTGTTTGAAATGCTATTTGAAATTCAAACATAATATTGCCATCCCAGAACCTTACTATAAAAATATTCTCCAAGAAATCCAACACGAAATCTGTTGAAAACTATGAAATATAAAACCTCTATAAACAGTAAAAAATTGAACCTGTAATTTTTTGTATTGAAATACGCATTCTATATTTGTAAATATGTTACCTGTATTGGTGTTTTATACATTAGATGTTGGATTTGTTGGATGGGCTATTTATGAAATATTACAGTTAGAATATGAAAGGTCCAATAGAGATATAACACAAAATTATTCGTCACATATAAATACACACCCATTTATGGTGATGACTCGAATAGTATGAAAAAAATTGATTTGCTTTTTATGTTATTTTCTAGAAGCATAAAACAATCAAAACAATAATATGGAAACTATCTTTATGAACATCGACGCTCAAATTGCTGTTAAAAATGCCGAAATGGATAAACTTCGTTTGGAATTGGAAAAATTACAAGCAAAAAAAAATGAAATTATGAAAGCCGAACGAATTGAGCAAGAACAAAAGAGAGCAAACACACAACGCAGTGAATTTGAAAAAATATTCGACGAACAGAAAAGCGATATGACAATAGAACTACTTCATGGAACCGGAGTTTTGGAAAACCCTGACATTGTCACACAAAAAGACATAGACGAAGTTGAAGCAATTTATGATGACCCACCTGATATACGTGATTTCGGCGACATCATGGATACTTCGCAACATCGTCATTATGGATACACTTTTGTAAGTGGCTGCTATAATTTCAATACTGAACGCAACCATGATATGGTATTGGACCAAGAATACGGTGTGACTGTGCCCTATCAAATATGTCAGTTTTTGAATGATTCTGTGAGTTCATACAAAAAAATACAAGATAAGGCTTGTATTTGTGTGTATGAGTTGCCATATTATGATGTCACTGTTCAGAAATATGATGCTGAACCGAGTCAGTTATATGAATACAGGCGTGATGAAGATTTTAGTGATGAATGGGATTTGTATGTCATATATCGGGACGGTAGTGAACGCAAGGCGAAGTTAAAGTAGATAGATTTAGCTAGGTAGAATTAAACTTATTTTTTTCTTGTGAAAAATTGATAGACTTTTTATGTTATTGTGTAGAGGCATAAATCCTTCAAACCAACAATATTATGGAAGCTATCGTTATGAGACCCGTTTACACTATTTCTGAAACAGACCCATCCAAATTGAGAGTCTCGAAGTGTAATCAATACTTTGATATCTATAAAAAGACTGTAGGAAAGTGTCGTCAGTATAATTACGTGAATTTATACAGAGCAGAATACATGGACGTTGACCACGAGTTACATAGTCAGCGTTAGTTTTATATTAGGTAGCTATAGCTAGGATTATTATAATACACTAATATTACAATAATGATTATTCAGATTTGGATTTCTTTGTAGAAGTCTTTTTTTTCTTCGTCGCAACTTTCTTTGGTTTTTCATTTTTAGATTTTCTGTTTGAGAGAATCATTTTATTAATAGAATTTTTGAAATATCGTAAAGTCATCGAAATGTATCCTAAAATTTCAACGACAATCAGCAGCAAAAATAAATATTTAACCCATGTGTATAATTCAACACGATAATATCCTACATAAATTAATATGAGGCCAAAATAGGATAAATCCAAGGAAATTCCATTCACCAGTGTATAAATGATAAACAAACAAATTCCTAAATATAGAAATAATTTATGGAAATCCAATTCTGTTAAAAATAGAGTAATAAACTCAAACATCTATATATTATGCCAAATATATAGATATATGTAATTGCTTTCAAAATCTAAGCTGAGCACATTTCACAAATTTCGTCCTCTTCATTATTTCCGTGTTTGGCCTTTTCTGGCTCAATCGTGAATTGTTGTGCTTGATGACGTCCTCGTCTACGCAAGTAATAAATACCCGTCTTCAATCCTTTTGTCCAAGAATAGAAATGCATCGATGTTAGAGTGTTATAATTCGGGTCCTCTAACCATAAGTTCAAACTCTGAGATTGGCAAATGTAAACACCTCGGTCAGCAGACATGTCAATCAACTCTCTCATTGGAATCTCCCACACTGTCTTGTATTTATCGCGTATTTCCTGAGGTACAATATCTAACTGTTGGATTGAGCCATTATTAGCAATAATGTTGTTCTTCACTCCCTCATTCCATAAATCGAGCTTAATCAAATCCATCATCATATATTTGTTTGCCAACACAAACTCACCAGCTCCTGTTCTTCTTGAATAAATGTTACTAGTAATTGGTTCAATACATTCATTATATCCCAAAATTTGTGAAGTAGAAGCAGTTGGCATTGGAGCGACCAACAAAGAATTTCTTAATCCAAATTGCTGGATTTTGGACTTCATATCATTCCAATCGAAAAACTCGTTTGTTTGATTATGTTCCCACAAATCAAATTGTAAGATACCCTGACTGGCAGGGGAACCCGCAAAACTGTCATAAACACCTTGTGATTGAGCCAACTCACATGAACATTCTAATGCTGCATGATATATTGTCTCAAAAATGCGTTTATTAATTGATTTAGCTTTCATACTATAAAATGGAAGATCCAATAAAATAAATACATCGGCTAATCCTTGAACACCTAAACCAATCGGTCGATGACGCATATTACTTACGCGAGTCTTTTCTGTTGGATAATAGTTAATATCAATAACTCGATTCAAATTGTAAGTAATCACTTTCACAACTTCGTGTAGTTTTTCGTAATCGAAAACACCATTCAAACGGTCAATAAATGTAGGTAAAGCAATAGATGCTAAATTACAGACAGCAGTTTCGTTTTCATCACTGTATTCGATAATCTCAGTGCACAAATTGGAACTCTTAATGACTCCTACATTTTTCTGATTGGATTTTCTATTACAAGAATCTTTGAATAACATATATGGCGTTCCAGTTTCCATCTGAGCATCCAACATATGAAACCATAATTGACGAGCTTTAATTGTCATTCGACCTTTGTTTTGTTGTTCATAAGATTCATACAATCTCTCAAACTCATCCCCATATACGTCAGACAACCCGGGGCATTCATCTGGACACATCAGAGTCCAATCTGCGTTGGCTTTTACACGCTTCATAAAAAGGTCAGGAATCCACAACGCATAAAACAAATCTCTGGCCTTCATTTCTTCATCTCCGTGATTTTTTCTCATTTCTAAAAACATTTCTATGTCTGCATGCCACGGCTCCAAATAAATCGCAAACGAACCGTTTCGTCTTCCGCCACCTTGGTCAATGTATTTAGCAGTATTATTGAAAACTTTTAGCATAGGAACTATGCCGTTAGATTTTCCGTTGGTTCCGCGAATATGTGACCCAGAGGCACGAATATTATGAATATGAAGACCGATTCCGCCGGCCCACTTAGAAATTTTAGCACATTCTTTGAGAGTATTATAAATACCATCGACACTGTCGGACTCCATTGCTTGTAGAAAACAGGATGATAGTTGAGGTTTAGGAGTTCCTGCGTTAAATAGTGTAGGAGTTGCGTGTGTGAAGTATTTTTGAGACATTAAATCGTAGGTTTCTTTTACACGGTCTAAATTCTCGCCGTGAATACCAATAGACACTCTTAACCACATATGTTGGATTCTTTCAATAATAACACCATCAAGTTTCATCAAATACGAACGTTCGAGGGTTTTAAATCCGAAATATTCGATCAGATAGTCACGTTCATAACACAACATCGATTCAATTTGCTCGGGATATTTTTGAATAACATTGTAGAGTTCTTGGGATATCAAAGGATAGTGTTCACCGTGTTTGTCTCTAAATTCATACAATCTAGTCATTACATTAATAAATGATGGTTCTGTATTTTTTTGATGATTAGAAATAATAATACGGCCACCCAGAACATTATAGTCGGGATGTGTAGATGATAAAGAAGCACATTGTTCGGCACTCAATTCGTCTATTCGAGTTGTTGAAATCCCATCATACAGTTGGTCAATGACCTTCATAGCTAGTTGTGTATAATTTAGCTTTAAATCAGCCTCTCTGCCTACACGTTTCATTCTTTGTAAGATTTTGTCGAAAGATACAGTTTCTAAATTACCATTACGTTTCATCACATTCATCTCATCATTTAGCTGAATTGTGGACATATGTGAAGGATTTACTGGGGAAGTCATATGATTTATAAAAATAACAAGAACGGTTTATATGCTTTTTTTTATTTGAATATTATATAACACAACAAAAATGATGAAACTATTCCAAATGTGTGGAGTTCTAAAATCAATGGTGTTTGACCCAGTGACTGACTTGAGTGAAAACCCAATGGAAAACATTGTTGGAACCCTTGTGAAACAACAAGTTGAATCCATTTTGGATGAGTTTTTAGATACAATTGCCAATACTGACGATGAAGCTTCAAGTGCTGGTGCTGAAACTAAACTGCTCTTCCAGAAAGTAAAAGATACAATGAAAACAAAAAAAGAAGCCGCCTTGAAAATGGTGGAAGAAGCTAAAGATGCCGCACAAGCTACTCTTGACGCAGCACAACAGGCTGTAAAAGAAGCTGAACAACAAGCAGAAGAAGCCAAAAAGAAAGCCGATGATGCTGTCAAAGAAGCTAAACAAAAGGCCGAACAAGCAGCTGAAACCGCCAAACAAGCTACTGCTCAAGCTGCTAAAGATACCGTAAATGAAGCCGCTAAAGTAGCAGTAACAGAAATCGCCAAGGAAGCCCCCAAGGAAGCCCCAAAGGAAGCACCTAAGGAAGCACCTAAGGAAGCACCTAAGGAAGCCCCTAAGGAAGCACCTAAGGAAGCCCCTAAGGAAGCACCTAAAAAATAAATCTAACACAAATAATCAAACACATATATATTGTATGAAATTTATATGTGTTTTACGATATTGAGTTGTTTAGTGAATACGTATCGTTCGTGATACATTGTGCGTCGACTAATATTACAAGATAGACATGCGATTTCTAGATTTCCATAATTATGTCCAATATCATTATTGATTCGTTCCAATGTCCATTGTTTAGGTTCTCGAACATATTCATAGAATAGTTCAACTTCATTCAAACAATAGAAACATTTCAGAGATGATTTATGGAATAGGTCTAACACGCCAGATATGTCAATGAAGTTTTCTTCATCATATAATTTTTTATCAATATCTTGTGTTTTATATCCATATAATTTTCGATTGATTTGTTGTATGAAAAACCGTTGATTTTCACTCAATTCGTCTAAGTTCAAATCATTGAGGTTCTCAAACAGAATATTTTTATCCTTGTTAATATGATTCCATTTAGTTGTGTGTGTGATTTTCCTTTTGATTTTCTCTTTAGGAACTTCTTCGCGATGTTCTTTACTTTTTTTACGTTCCTTCTTTGGTTTTTCATCTAAACAAACAGTAATTACTTTAGTGGAACTGGAATCTTCCATATGTTGTTAAAGATTTGATATAATTATATATATTTTTTAAATGAAATAAACATTATTACAGAATACATATATAAAGATTAGTTGATTTTATAATGGCTTCATCAAAACAGACACCAAAAGAGCCCGAAGAAAATCAGATTGATTTGAAAAACTACAATAAATACAAGACAAATCCATCATCGTCGGTAAAAGGGATTGAAATGGATTTGAATGATTTAGACAGATTGTTGGAAAATGAGCAACAGAATAAATCAGAGAATTGGAATAAGTTGGATAAAACACAAAAACTTCAAAAATTGAATAAGTATGCTGAAATGTATGGTGAAGAGAAGAGTTTATCGCCAAGTGAAATAAAGGTATTGAAGACGTTTTTCAAAGATTCATTGAATAAAAACAAATTACAAAAAACGAAAGACTTACAATATGATAAAGATAAAGGAGTTGTGTTGAACATTCCTTCCTTGACTTTTAATTCAACTAATAAAATGTATACACTGAAAAATATGGACCCCAAACGTGTTTCTACCGTGAAGTGTTTACCAAAGAAAAAGCCTATTGTAATAACAGATGAAGTTGCCGAAGACGTATGTGAAAAAATTGATTCACTTTAAATGATTTATAAATATAGCATCATATTTATAAATTAAGATGGAACAACAAACAATAACTCGAATCATTTATGTGTGTGAGAAATGCCAGAAAGAATCAGAAGAAAAACCAGCGTGTTTAGAAATACAAGATATACTGGAAAGTATTACACGAGAAATAGAAGATGATTCAGAACAAGAACCAGATGAAATAAGCAATATGTTTGATAAATTGAGTGAAAGTGAACTGGAAGACCTCAATAATACAATAGACACATATGTCCAAGAATATATTGAGAACAATTTAGTCAATTATTCAAAAGGAAAATTCGAAGTAGAACTATCGACAAGCGTTTCGTATTTACTGTATGAGCCTTTGTTCGAATCAGATATTCTGAATGAAGATGACTATGATGATTTGTATGAATACGTAATGGATGTATGTAAACAAACACTTGAAAATATGGAAATACCCGTATATTGTCAGAGTCAAATCGATGGCGAACCAGACACAAAAATCGACAAAGAATTCATTGAAAAATTACACAATGTAAAATTTAGGAAACCTCGTTCAGCGAATGTTCAAGACGAATCCACTGAAGACGCCCATGTTGTCGAAATCAAACAACGGTCGAATGAGTGGTATGAAATCAGACATCATATACTCACCGCGAGTAATTTGTGGAAGATATTTTCAACAGAGTCCCAACAAAATAGTTTGATTTATGAAAAATGTAGTCCATATGTCCCGAGGAATTACGATTCTATGCCAGTAAATACGTCGTCGCCTTTACATTGGGGTGTCAAATACGAACCTCTTACAGTAATGGTGTATGAGAAAATGAATGACACAATTATTGATGAATTCGGATGTATCCAACACCCCATTTATGACTTCATTGGTGCTTCTCCCGATGGAATAAATGTAAAGGAAGGTTCTTTATATGGACGAATGTTGGAAATCAAAAATATTGTCAATAGAGAAATCATCGGTGTGCCAAGTGAAGCTTATTGGATACAAATGCAACTTCAAATGGAATGTTGTAATATCGATGTGTGTGATTTCGTTGAAACAAGATTCAAAGAATATGAAAACGAAGAAGAGTTTTATCAAGATTTAGAAAAACAACGTGGTATTATTCTACATTATATCGACAAAACTTTAGAAAAATCGCACATACCTCACTATGTGTATATGCCATTAACTGTTGAGCTCGAGAAAGAATCCATAGCTTCTTACATAAAAACAAAAAACGAAGAACTCAAAGAAGAATATGTTCTGTATGAAACCAAATACTGGTATTTAGACGAATATTCGTGTGTGAGTGTCCAAAGAAATCGCCTTTGGTTCCAAGAAGCATTGGTAAAAATACAAGACTTTTGGGGATTGATTGTAAAAGAACGTGTAGAAGGTTATGAACATAGAGCACCGAAGAAGAAACCGAAGCAAATCGCGAGTAGTCCTATTCAAACAGTTATCAAATTGGATACTGAGCCTTTATGTGATGTTGTGTTGGATGATGCCATATGATTATATGTAGGCCTCTGTAAGTTCAGTGCTTTCGTTCAATGCTTCGGGATAATTTTTTTTCAGAAAATCCGCGAATTGTTTTCTGGAATGCTTACCGCGGTGTTTCAAAAACCATTCACGGGGTTTATAAGTAGTCTTCAAAATCTTGTCTAGTGCGTATGTTAAATTTATTTCATTAGTGAAAAATTCGCCGGTTTTTCCGGGTATCACATTGTGCCAACCTCCTAAAATATTTTCATTTACTACTACCGGCATATCATAACACAAGGCTTCTGTAATGACTCTTGGAGAAGCATCGGCAATATTAGGAACAAACAAAAACCGGCATTTCTGCATTGTCTTTTGGAATTCGTGGAATTCCATAAATGGAACAAATTTGATTTTGTCTGAGCACAAATCGGTGATTTTACAGTTGGTACGTCCTACAATAAGTCCTTTGAGATTATATTTAGAACACATCACTTTTAGGCATTTTTTGCCGAGTTCCCAATTACGATTGTAACTTTGCCATCCGGGCTGACATTTCTTATTGTCGTCCAAACACACATACATAAAATCATATTCCTTTTTGATGGACCTGTCTGGACTGTAAGCGTCGGTGTCTTTCATATCTGCCTCGGTTAATTGTATGAGGGGTATTTTCGCATTTTTCATATTTGTAGATGGTTCGCGTGTACAATATACCCACGATGATACCATCTTTAAATAGTTATGATTGCGTTTTTCGTGAAAACGGTCCTCGTATGGATTGAATATTTTTTCTGGGAAATTCAAATAACTAGATATTCCTAAAAAGTGTACACCTTGGTCTTTGTATTGTTTATATAGTTGTTCGTGTTTTTCTTCCCTAAATGGTGCTGAAATGGCAATAATATTCAGATTTTCTCCCCGTTGATTTTTCACATTTTTAAATGGGAATTCTACACTGGGAACTTTCGATGTAAATCCTTCAACATATTTATATAATGAATTTTTGGTCCTATATATCAATGCAGCAACAACTATAATAACTAGCAATAGTATTATAAATAAATATTTCCGTTTCATTTATTTATAATATGTTATGAAAAAATAATACATAAGAATTATACAGCCCTTTATGAAGGTCGGACAATTTCGAAATGAAAATCCAACAAATTGACTTCTATTTTGTTTG